TGGTGTCCCCTGCAGACACCTAATGAATGGCGTAAGTGCAGGGGATTTATGATGAATTACAGAAGTGAAGAATTTTATGCCCGCATTTATGCCCACAAAGTCAATTCATGAGACATTTTGAAGGGGTGAGAAGTGGCTGCGTTTCCAGTTTTGATAGTCGGCATAAACCCACCTGGATGCGCTTCCGATTTTGTGCGGGGAAGGCAATTTACCTTTCTTGATTTCTGAGTAAATGAACGTTTTACCCATGCCAGAATCCTTCATCATGAACTTTAAGTCAATAAGTGAGTCATCGCGTAATTCGCGCATAGGTTTTATCTCCGGTTTGGGAATCGAACTTGGATGGAAGGGATATCTTGAGAAATGCACAGGCCTCATCGAGTGTGAGGCTGTGTGATTCCATAGTTAGTCCTTGCGTAGCTCACTGATTCTTTTGTAAGTCTCTGGTGCTTTGTTCCCATACATCCTCATTTCAGACTTCAACAGAGCGACGAGGGAATCCCATTTGTTGAGGATTCCTTTGAATGACGGAACGCGCATTGCAACCTTGTCGAATGAATCTCTGATTTCTGGAATCTGCTCAACAAGTGCAACGCATCGTCGGAAGTCTGCTGCGTCATGTGGAGCGCCGAAGTGATGACCATATATATTCTTTTTCAGTCCACATGCTATTGAGGCAAGAGTTGCGCTACTTATGCCGACATCACCAGTTGATTGCCATTTCAAAACCTTCATAGCCAAATCTGACATTTCTTGTCTCCATAAAACAAAACTCGCCGTAGCGAGTTCAGATAAAAGAAAACCTCGACTGTGCGAGGTTTGTTAGTTGCGCACTGCTGCTGGTATAGCCATCATTTCACCTCCTGCTGTGGTGCTGCTGGCAGTGGAATCCAGTGCGTAACCAAGATATGCTCAATGCAGTTCATCTGATTGCCGCCTCGCATGTCAAAAAATAGTCCAGAATGCTCATCAAAATATGAAACATAACGATATCCCAACTTGTTATGAACAATTACTTCTTGCTCGTCTTCTGGCATCCGCTCACTACAGCTTATCCAGCCATCCGGAATTACCGGAGAGTTGCCATTCACATCGAAATTTGGTTCAGCGTCCTGAACCAGAAGAATGTAGCCATTCTTTGCTGTGTCCAGTTCTGATACCTCGGTGACAGTACCGAAATAGCGATTCCCGGCATCAGCATCACAAGTGCTGACATCAATGGACACCTCCATGCCTTCGATTAATTCTGGCAACTCGTAAGTTTGGCTTACAGGTTGGTTTAGTTTTTCTAAGTCATGATGCAGGGCGGCGCGAACTGTACGCGCAATTCGTTCACGTAACTGTTGTGTGCCGTGATACTCAATAGCAATATCATGCAGCTCGTTTACAAGCTCCCGGATTTGATTCTCTTTCACGATTTACCTCCGTTGAGCATGGCAGCGCGACAGGCGTTCCACATGTCAGCAGCAATTGTGCACGCATATTCATCTGGGTTAGCCGTTGGTAAAATGCTCTTAATCACTTCGTAATCAGGTTCAATGGCAGGAGGAACTACCGGCGCTGGCTGTTCTTTGATATGTAGCCGCGGCTCGCCGTCTTTCGGCTCAGGCCACTGGCGAGACTTATTTATCTCCAGCTTTTCTATCATCGCCCTGGTAATGAATTCGTCAGAAATACCCATACGCCTTTGAGCATCCCACAATAAAAACTGCATATCAGCCCACTCAAGCGGATCGGATGGGTCAGCAGCAGCCTCGAGCGCTTCTTTGGAAAGGTGCTTCAGTGGACCGACTGGACCGACATCGCCGAACGTCTTATCTGACCATTCAGCATGTTCACGGCGAATACGTTCGCGTTCTGACGCTGGCGGGGCAGCATATACCTCAATGACTCCATTATCGATGGGCCACTTGCCATCCTTGATATAATCCGAGGTTCCGCCCACCTGCTGATCGGCAATGTAGAAAGCGCCAATAGGTTCCGCTTCGAGCGATGCCAGTGCGATACGCGCCAGTTCACGCAGGTTTTCGCTATACGGCGACGTGTTATCACGACTGATTACGTGGTTAGCCGTATCAATTAAAATCTGTTTTTGCTGTTCTCTGGTAATAGTGGTCATGGGTTAGCCCTCCCTGTACGGATTTAATTTGTTGTGCAGTTTATTAAATGGCCCCCATACGATGGAGCTATACCACTCGGCTATTTTTTCTGCCTGTACGCCTGCTAACCAGATGAAGAATATCGGTGATATTGGAACCATTAAAATAAGAAAGAGAAGGAAAAATAGAGCCTCTTTAAACCTACTTTGACGTGGATAACTCTTCCGGAATATTTTTGTCATTTCACTCCCCCTTAACCTTGATGTCATCGGCGTCTTGTGCACTAACTATTTCCGCCGCCTGACCGAAAGCGGATACCCACTTTCTCGATTCTTCCAGCGCCAAATCAGGGCGACCTTGCAACAGGCAGCCAACGATATAGCCGTGCGCACCTATGGCTTCTGTGATGAGCTGAATTCCCGTTGGCGTGGTTTGGCTTTGGTTGGCCTCCAGCGTCGCCAGTCGTTCTTCCACCACATCAACGGCGTCAGCGAAACCAAACATATTGCTCCATTCTGGACGCTCTCCTGTTGCGGCCTGGTACATATCGGCCAGTGCAGATTCAGCACTATCACGCTCATTGATAAGCTGCGTCTCGCTGTGTTCGAGTTCTGCTATGCGCTTACTTCCATCAGCAATAACGCCCTCGTAATACTCACGCTGTTCAGCAATACGCTTCTCTGCGGCCTCCAGCTTCTTGTAGAGAGCATCCCAGCTTGTCGAGTTGTCCAGAACCAGCTTTGTAACTAGCTCTTCGCGTGATTTGTAATTCTCCAGCTCATCCAGTAGCGCCAGCATTCGCTCAGCGATAGCCACTTCGTCAGGGAATTCTTTTTCCCATGCCTCATTCAGCAATTTGCAGCTGACAGGATTCATACTGAATCGCTCAACCATGAAGGATGCCAGTTCTTTTGTTTTTGCTGTTACTGCCTGTTTGTCGATGTTGCTCATTGGGCTGACTCCTCGCATTTGTGACTTTCTGGATCATCGGCTTTGAAATAACCGCCGCAGATTTTGCAGGGTATCGTCGGCACTTCGTCGTAATTTGAGGTTCCCGTAATCATGACTGCACTCCTTTGCGAAGCTGGGCGGCGATACCTTCGAGAACGCCATCGGCGAATGAGCGATCAAAATCGCCTTCCGGCGCATCAGCCATAAATTCTGTGGAGGTCAGTATCATTCGTGCGATGTCCGCAGCGTTCTTTGCTGTGTCGTCGATAAATCCTGCATCCCATGCGGCCAGCATTCGGTTAGCAACAAAGTAAGCGCCTTCCTTGTGAGCCTGCGCCCGCACCTCAGCCAGAAACGCGTCGGTGGCTGGGGTCTCAGTGAAATCGTCCTCCCACGTATCGCCAACGTCCTCGCACTCGCGACGACAATATTCGTTGAATTCGACCTCTGATTTTTTCAGTGCAGTGTTCTCCGCTGCCATCGCCGAAAACTTCTCGTGTGCCAACTTAACAACTGCATTAGCCTGCTTAAGTGACTCCATTGCTTTATCGTTATCCGCCGCTAACGCCGCGTATTTAGCATCAAGTTCCGCATAATCACTATGACGCACCATATCAGTACAGAATGATTCTCCTGTTATTGGTGGTGATAACTGGTCACTGACAATCGTGTATATTTTCACTTCTTTCATTTCTTCCCACTCCGCAACATTGCATTCAGATATTTGTTTTCATTCACTGATGGAAAACTCTTTCTCGCCAGCATTTCTTCGCGTGGAATATCGTTGATGGGCTTGAAGCGGTGTCGAATAATCATTTCAGATGGCAGGATACCGGGGTCGTAGGACAAACCTCTCATGATGAATTCCTCAGTTATTGCTGATAGCGCCGTAACGCGAACGGTAATCACGAAGGCGCGGGTCTATTTCAATGAATTGGGTGTAAGTGGCTTTGCGGAATGGCCGGATGGATGTCTGGTAAATGCGCTCTTTCATTAATCTGTCTTTATATTCGTCTGCATACCGTGAGAATCTTTCATCCTTTGATTCCATTGGAATTTCGTCTTTCTTTTCGTAATACCTTGCGAAATTAGCCAGCACCTCATCTTTGGTGCAGCCGGAAAGGCGACATGGCGAGACCGCCCCATTGAGAGGTGATGACATGATTTTGCTCCGACTGGTTATTTAGTTAGCTTTTGCCAGATGGCTGAAACGTATTTGGCCTGATGAATGGCATCATCAAGCGCGTTGTGGCGAGTTCCTTCGAATGGCATATCTAGCTTAGGGTCGAATCCGATTGCCTTTCCAAGCTCGACGACGGTTCGGACGTCGCGGTCATTCCACCACTGCCATGGTGCTTGGTGCCCGGCCAGAGCATAACTATTTCGTAGAATCACACAGTCAAATGATGCGCCATTTCCCCAAACCTGAACGAATTTAGGTTTAGCGTGCTTTGTGATAAAGTCTGATAACCATGTAAGAGCCGTTGAAAGCTCTTGAGTGTCATTGGTTAGCGATTTTCTGGCATCTTCTCCCTGTTCCATCCACCATAAAATGGTTGAAGCATCAGGACGCGCCCGGTATCGCATTGATGACTCGAGCGAGATATTAACCGAGAAGTCTTCTCCTGTTTCTCCAGTTTTCAGATCAAAGAATACTGCCCCAATCGAAATAACGGGCGCGTATGGCCCGTTGCCCATTGTTTCAAGGTCAACCATTAAATGATTCATGTAAGTCCTTAAATTGCGTGAATAGCGTGACGAGGGAAGGGGAGAGTTACAGGCGCAAATGGTATATCATCATCAAAATCCATCGGTGGCTCGTTATGTTGTGTTGGTGATGGTTGCTGCTGTGGTTTCTGTGACTGCCTGTCGGCTGCTTGTTGTTTGCTGTCGCCAGTGCCTCCAAGCATTTGCATCACACCATTAATTCCAACATTAATCTCAGTGGTGTAGCGGTCTTGCCCTGTCTGGTCTTGCCACTTTCTGGTTCTCAGCATTCCCTCGAAATAAACCTGATCACCTTTTTTCACATACTGCCCTACGACTTCAGCAAGTTTCCCGACTACGGCAACACGATGCCATTCAGTCTGCTCCTTTTGTTCGCCAGTCTGTTTATCTCGCCACTGCTCTGATGTAGCGACTGTCAGGTTAGCGAACGCCGTCCCTGATGGTGAATAACGAACCTCCGGGTCTTGTCCGACCCGGCCTAAGATGATCACCTTATTTACGCCTCTACTAGCCATTTATGCCGCCTGTTTTAGTTCGTTAACTCTGATGTTCATTACCTGAACGAATTTTGTCTTCGCATCATCGTGACCAGCCAATAATTGCCAGTCATGCTGATATCTCTCAATTAGCTTTTTCTTGTCAGTTTCTGTTGCTGCATAATCGCTGAAGTCTTTCAGGATTTGTTCGCAGTCAACCGATGGAGATTTCTGGTTGGTATTTTCTGGTGATGGTTGATTGCATGATGCTGGCATGGCCCAGTCCGGCAGCGATGGAGGGAGCCAGTAAAATCCTGTTCCATCCTTCAGTTTTGCCCTGTGCCATCCCTGCTTTTTATCGAGAGATGTTTGTGCGAAACCTTCCTCAAGGTTATAGAGATACCGACCAATTCCCCACTGAACGGCAGCACGCTTCATTGCGCCGGAGCGACCACCTTTGACGGCTTCTACCTGTGTGTTTTCAGCAGCATCCCATTTAGTTACCCATTCGGAATCAATCTTGATTGATATGCCGCATTCAACGCCACCGTTGTTGGGTATATCGCGGTATTCATTGCGCCATCCTGCTTTGCCGCAAACATCGTCCAGGCGTTTCATGATTGCCCTGTTCGTGACATAAGCCAGCACCATAGCCCACACTTTGCCATCGCGTGTTTTACCGCTTTGCTGTATTCGCCATTCGATATCTTCAGGATTGAATGGGGCGTCGAATTTATTCAAATCCATAATTCACCTCAGAATGGTAATTCGGAAGGATTAGCCAGAAATTCACCTTTGTTTATTCGCTCGTTTTTGGCTAATGAAAGGCAATTTCGTTTCATCGATTTATTACCTGACTTGCGCCAGTACATTGCCTCTGTCAGGTGATACTGACGTTTTAACCTGCTCAACTCCGGTGTCCTTGCTAAGTCCACTGGTATCATTTCAACCTCCATTCGCGAAAGGCTTCTACAGCTTCGCGATACATTATTTTGTCACCAAGATAAACAGCAATTGCGAATTTAGACTGAATAGCCATAAGTGATTTATCCATTACACGGCACTCCTGGTTGATTCAGGATATCGACCAGACTTTTCCATCCGGTTCGTAATTTTCTGGTGATACGCTCTAAAAGTGATTCATTAAGGTGTGCGATACCCATGACGGCACCGCCCGCGATAGCAAATGTCATCGTGGGATTCTCCATTTTCATTTATTGGCATAGCGAAAACGCCTCGATATGAAGCGCTATTGATATACTGGTAAAAAAGCCGCCCTGACTGCGAGCGGCAAATAACATCAAGGGATGATTTTTCGATTAACCAGAACGAGTCGTCGTCCTCGTTTGGTTACGAGCGATATTGCTCCGTGTATTCACTCACTGGAATGAATGCACAGTGCTTATTCGCTTTCTATCTCTTCAAACCCCCAATCCATTCTTTCCCATGCAACATCCTTCATAATTTCATCCTTATCCCCTTCACTGTATGAGTCCCATTCATCATCAGAGATACCAAGATCCTCTTCAATGTCAATTTCCTGCTTATAGCAGGAATGAATATTTGCGCCTGAATCTAGCCAAACATTAAATTTTCTGCCCATTTAAAATTTCTCATCATATTTATGCGATATTGCTCACATAGCAGACTGCGCAATCTGCTATAGGTGCATCACTCACACGCTACAAACTCACCATCTTCATTCAGTTGATACCATGTATTCGGCATAATACCGTTCTCGCCAACTTTGCTTGCGCGGATGTGAATCAGTTCGCCATCTTCATCGCGATAACAGAGGACGATTGCACCACCTTCTGATGCGCGAGCTTTTCCTTCAATGCCGAACGCCGCTGCTACGGATTGTGATCCAGAAACTTCTGCCGCTGACCGGTCGCCAGTGTTAGTTGCCGCTGACCGGTCGCCAGTGTTAGTTGCCGCTGACCGGTCGCCAGTGTTAGTTGCCGCTGA